CACTCATACCTGTAAGACCCTCAGCGTCAGGATCTCTTTCGCCAGATGAAACAACTTTAACAGATTTATAATTATACTCTTTACCATTATATTTGTCTGCAAGTTTTTGAAACTCATTTATTCTATCACTACCTGCAACCATAATAATTTCACCATACATCTTATCATAAAACTTTAGTATCTCCATGAATGTTCTTTGTGTACCTCCAGCAGCCTGTATTTTATTCTGCGGAAACATCTTCTTCATAAATTTAACTTTTGTATTTACATCTAATGGATTTTTTCTTTTGTCAGTAGAGGCACTAGCATAAACAATGTGATTAGCATTATTCTTTCGGGCTTGTGTAATCACTTCTCTCATAAGTTTACCGTGGCCAGTAGTAGGAGGGTTAAACCTACCAAAAGCGAAAATCAATTTGTTTGCCTTATCTAATGCCTCGTTGACTGCCCTAGTTTTACTTTGGGCATGTTCGTTTCGTAATGAATCTATTTCAGCGTCTGAAACTTCTCCATCATCTAAAATCTTTTTACATTTTTTGTAGAATGTTAGATAGTGATATTTCTCTAACATTTTGTATATAACATTTTTAGGTAATCTATTCTTAATACCAAATGTTCTAATCTCATCTGGTGTCATATCTGTATCAAATGCTGATCTTCTTTCAGCGTCAAGTAGATCGCCCATGTCAATTATATCTTCTAAACTGTTTTGTATTTCTTTAACTTTTAAATTTAGTCTGTCTTTTAAATTTGTAACCTCATTAGGTTTTAATTCTTTTAATTCATCATAGTCAATTATATCTCTTTTTAATTCACCCTTAACAACATCTAATTCTTGTACTTTTTTTTCAAAGTCTTTAATATATAAATCTATATCAAATACAAAATCTTCTGGTCGTTTGATAAACTCATTACCTCTAATATCAAATACTGCATCCGCTTTAGCATTTTGATCTTCGTAAGTTTTTTCATCTGTAATAAAATAATAGTTGACAGGATGTTTACTACCTGGTATCTCTTTACCTTGAATATTGTCTGGATTTTTAGCAGATAGATATTTCTTAGATAGTCTTAATCTTTCATCCTCTGCTTTATCACTTGGCACATCAAATAGAACATTGATATCTAAGTCGGCGTCATTTCTATATCTCTTTGTAAGAATAGAACCTATCAATGCAATTCTGATAACAGGATATTCTGTTTCAAATTCTTTGATCTGATCTTCAATCATATCTAATACTGATTGTTTTATTTTAGGATTAGAAGTATCAGCGTCATCAAATACAAGAGGAGCATATGTTCTTCTAGGAATATCAATAATAGATTCTCTTAATTGTCTAAATGTTTTCATTATTCCCCATTTCCATTACCGCCTGATCCATTACCATTAGTACCATTACCATTACCGTTAGTGGCATTACCATTACCATTTGTATTATTATCACTTGATTGTTGATCATTTTGTCCGTTGCCATTTTTACCACCAAAGTAAGGATAATATCTAGTCACTCCAATAGGAACACAAACCTGTAATTTTTTATCAAATCTATATCCTTCAGGACATTTTTTTGTTTGTTGTGCAGCCGTAATAAAACTTCTAAATGATTCCATTATCCTTTTACCCAATCTTTTGCCATCGTAAAGTTAGCACGACTAAACTCTAATCTATCTACAAGTTTAACAGCACCACCTTTTTTGATTGCAACATATCCCTCTGGATTTGTAACCTTATATCCTTTTTTAGTTCTTAAAAAAGAACCAATACTTTGTATTTTATTTAATTTACCTAACAGTAATCTTTTTGCAGTTTGCATTGTAATATAAGTTGCAATTGCAAAATATAAACCTTGTCTATTTGGTCTTAATATCTTCATGCCTGCTTCTAGTATTTCTTCATACTTTTGTTTTGTAGCAGCAGTCTTTTTACTATTTATTTCTTTTTTTAATCTATCTATAAAATACACTTCAAAATTATTTGCAAGTGCTCTAGTGTTCTCAATCTTTTGACCTTGTCGAATATATGTATTAAAAAATGTTTTAAGTTGTACACCAAGAGATAATGGTCCTTGATCTTTTTTTAATTTATCAATGAACGCACCTGCCTTATAAGCAGAACCCTCTGCCATTTTAATAACATTATCGAATGAGGTTTCTTCATCTGGACTAAAACCTGGGTCTTGAACTTGTTTATAATTAGCGTCATCAAAAAATACATTTTTATTTTTTCTTAATCCACTTACATTTGCACCAAAGGATGCTTTTAATCCTTTGATTGTTTTACCTGAATATGTTGTATGAAATATAATACCAATCTTTGCTTTATTAACTCTATCATAAATTGAACTACCAAAGAGTCCACTATCTACAACAGGCACAGCATATGTAATTGTATTTGGTGTGAATATGATTGATGGTTGACCAGCAACTTTTGCTGTTCTTTTGTCATCACTTGTAAAAAGTAAATCACCTTGAAGTACACCTTTGATACCTAGTGATGGAAAATATTTAAGTGCTACTTTTAATTTATCTGCAAGAGCACCACCGTGATTACGAGATATATCAGAACTTGTATAGTTGATTTTAGGATTGACATTGAAAAGAGATTTAGTGGCAACAAAGAACTTGCCATTCTCTGGATTTGTACCACAGAATATAGCAGGTGCACCATCCCACTTGACGGTGACATTAGATCCACCAGATCCTCCTTGCAACATTTTTTTGATAGACTTTAAAAACCCAATTGAGTTTCTTGCACCAATACTTCCATTATTAATAATTTCATCTTCTAAATGTTCAAGGTGTGTATTCTTACCTTCGGTTAGGTAATCTTGAAACCCTTGCATTTAACACTCTTTCCATTTAATAATATTTACTTAATTATTTATATTATAACATATTTTAATCGGAAAGTCAATAGGCAATCCGATTTAATTTACTTAGCAATCACGAATTTACCCGATAATGGTGTTCTAGAGGTGATATATTCAAACATCAATTTTAAAAATTGATTCGCCTTGTTTTTCGGATTATTTTTAAAAAATCTTTTAAGATCAGGCATTATAGCATTTATTATATAGATCGCACTTATAGCACCTCTTTCAAAATCAAATCTCTTTTTATCTTTTCTTAAATACTCTATTTTTTCTAACGCTTTAAAATACTTCTTTTCTCCTGCCTCATAGTCTGCTAATATCTTTCTTGCTAAAGCAGGATCTACAAATTTTAATATTTCACAAAAAACTTTTATAGAACCAATAGATCCTCCTCTTGCTTCTGCTTTATCAAAAATAGCTTCAGCAACAAATCTTTTGGCAGAAGGATCATGTCTTAATTTTATCTCGCCACCAGTTTTTAAAAATATTCTCATATCTCTTGTTTCTGCTTTTTTTCCATACTTCACTTTTTTATATGGTTTCCAATCTGTAACATCTTTCATAGATATATTTTTAATTATTTTTATTTCATCTTTTCTATCGAAATTAACTTTCTGCAATCTAACATCTGTTTTTGTAACTTTTTTTAAAGACAATGGTAGTAAATCACCACTATCAATTAAATCAGAGGTTACAATATTTAAATCTTGAAATGTATATACTTTAGGTTTTGCATTTTTTAGTTCCTCTGATATTATTTTTTTTGCTTTATTACTCGCTAAATATATATCTGCAGGACTCCATTTATTAACATTACCAAATTTTGCTTGAGATTTATATCCTGATTTATTTGCTATTTTAAATAGACCCTCAATATTACCCATTACATCATCATCGCCACGCAAGTAAAATAATTTTTGAAATCCTTTAGCAGCAATACTTAAATCAGGATCTATTTTATTAATATCATTTACTAATTTTTTTGCAATAAGAATAGAAGATGTATACCAAGGTATATCACTATTTAAAAAATTTTCAATATCAGATGAACTAACACCCGGTGTTTCAATTCTTTTGAATGATTCTTTTAATGTTTTTGCACCAACGACTGATCTAAATGTAGTATAATCTTTATACTTTTTAGTATCGAAAATTTTATTAGTTTTTGTCGCACCTATATAGTCTGCAATTGCACAAAATAGTGCCTGCGAACTTTCTGCTAATGCTGTTCTATCTGCCATAACACTATTTATACTACATTAGAGCATAAAAGTCAAGCGATTATTGGTCGTCTATTTTGCCGAGTGTGAGGAATTTGACAATGCCACCGTTAGGTTCCCATTGTCTATATTTATTTTGATGTTTAGTTATTTTGTCTGTATCTTCTCTAAAGAAGTTTTCGCATATAATAGATCCTGTGGGTTTCTCAATACACTGCCACAGGATCTTTCTATTCTTTTTAACCATTACGGTTTCATAAGATAACTTAGTATTTTTCTTACTAAGTTTCTTTTCTTTTTTACTAGTGTTTATATTTCTTGATCTCGATAATCTCATTAGTAATCTATCTCGAAAGCAACGCCTTCTTTCTTTTCTTTTCTAGTTGTTCCCTTGAATACTAAAGATACTCTTTTCTTTTCATTTGAAGTTATGGTGGACATTATCGTTGGAATACGAGAATCAAAAATTGTCATTCGTCCTGGTTTAGGCCAGACTGCTGTGATAATTTCTTTATTGTGTTCCTTCTCTTGACTTAGTCCATATGGAGTATCAATAGAATATTCTTTCATTCTATCTGTTAGATTGGGCGTCCAGAATTCAAGTGTGCCACCATCTTCTGGTAACATATCAGGAGTTAAACTTACAATAATTGTGTATAGATCACCAGTCGAAACAGTTTCAAAATTTTTGTCTGACTCTCCTAATCTATGTATAGTAAGATCAACACTTTGAAGTTCTATATCATTCGTTCTAACTCTATCCCAAATTTCTTGTATCCAATCTTCTTCAATACTTACTTTTGGTTCAGCAAGTAAATGTTCTTTATTAGATATTGCTTTCTCATAATACTTTTCAATATCTTCATGTGTAAAGTATTCATCTGAAACAAAAACAGTTTTAGTAAAATCACCAAGGTCCCTTAGATCCATTGATATAGTGTTCTCTGGTAATTTTGCTTTTTCATATTCTGCCAGTTCTTCTGGTGTTAATTGAGTTAGACCATTATAGTCATTCAATATAATTTTAGAAGCGTCTTTTTGTTTTGGACCTTGTTTGGCTGTGTATTCTATTTTTGGCATATCTTATCTCCAAAGAGTCTGCTTAAGCAGACTCTTCTGTAGCAGGTGCTTCTTCAGCAGGTGCTTCACCATTAGTTGCTGGTGCTGCCTCTTCTTCTGATATTTCAGCGTCTGCATTAACATTTTCTTGTAAATGTTTTGCATAATGATTCAAAACAATTTTTGCTTCATTAAGTTGCATAGATAAATTATCTATTGTTTTTTGAGCAGCCTGTGCTCTTACGATAGCAACTTTAGAAGCGTCATCTAATTTTTGCTCATCATATTTTTTGTCGTTTATGGTTACAGTCATTTGTCTGTCCTTTCATTGTTAAATTTTAAAGTCTGAAAACTTATTTGTTTTTTCAAACTTACCACTTATAGTAGATGATGAATCTTGTCCACTATCCACTAAGTCTTGTTGAGCGACCTGTTCTACATCATAGAGTCGCATTTTAGAACGATCAACACCAATAATAAATTTACGATTTACTGTTGGATCATTGTATCTATTCTTTAGTTGTTTAACCATTATCTGGTTTTTTTCTTCTAGTTCTTCACTTGATATCAACGCAAACATAAAGTCTGCTGTTGCAGGAAGACCAAAAGATTCTGAGGTATCTTCTAACCCCACATCACTACTTACGAAACCACCTCTTGTAGTTTGTGTAGCAGAGAATATTGGAATATCATTTTCTACTGCAAGACCTCTAAGTTCTTCAGCAATAGATTTTATATATGTGTATGAATTGACATTTGCACCTGCCTTAAATCTTGCACTGGCACAAATATTTAGATAATCTACAAATATAATATCTGGTTTAAAAGACTTCTTCAATGCCAGTTCATTTATCAATGCTTTGAAATGACCTGTATGAGCAGAAGCAGTAGGATATTCTTTTATAATTAACTTACCTGTTGTTTTACTTTGTAATTTATTTATCTTAGTTTCATACATTTGATATGGTAATTCTTCTAAATCACTCATACCAACATTCAGTAAATTAGAGTCAATTCTTTCAGCAATTCTTTCTTCAGCCATCTCTAAAGTAATATACAATACATTTTTACCTTGTAATAAAATAGAAGAAGCAATATGAGTCATAAACATTGTCTTACCAACACCAGTACCTGCAAGACAAATATTTAAAGTCTTACTTGGTATACCACCTCTTGTTATTCTGTTAAAGTATTCTAAATCTAATTCTAATCTTTCTTCTTTTGTCTTATAGAAATCAAATCTTTCTTTTGACTCTTCTAAATAATCATGCCCTACTTTTTGATCAAACGATACTGCCAAAGCATTTGATAACATTTCTGGCAAATATTCTGGAGTATGTTGTTTATCTTTACCATCAATAATCTGAATACCACCTAGTATTGCATTGTGAATAGCACGATCTTTACAAAACTTTTCTGTTGTTTCAACTAACCAATTTAAATCTACTTTAGTAGGATCTAATGATGATATAATATCTGTAATCTTTTTATATTCATCTTCATTAACAGTTTTGTTAGAGTTAATTTCAATAGATAAAGATTCTTTTGTCGGAAGATTATTATACTTAGAAACAAACTTTTCAATTTCTTTAAATAAAATCTGCTCATGTCTATCAGAAAAATATTCTTCTTTTAGAAAAGGTAAAACTTTTCTTGTATATTCTTCATTGTGAATAAGATTTTTAAGTGCTGTTGTTTCTATTCTTTCCATTATTCTTCTATTGGTTCTAACTCTAATTGCATTTTTTCAGATTCAGATTGTTTACCTTGTTTCACTTGCTCATCTAATAATACAACTAGAATATCACCTATATGATCTATAAATTCTTGACTATCAGTATCTGCCATGATATTATTTTCAATAACAGTATAATCAAACTGCATAGGTAAAGCACCTTCTGGCGTCTTTTTAGACTCATCAGCAAATCCTACATTACCATATTTGTAAACTATACTTGCATATGGTCCACTAATAAGTTTAAGTGCTGTAAAGTCCTCTCCAGGTTTCTCTACAAACACATAATCCTCTCGGTGTTTAGGATTCGTTGTCTGGTGTATCGGTGTTGGTTTCAGGTTTGAGTTCAACTACATCTCCATATTTAAATTCTTTAGCACACACTTCATCTAACTTTTCTAATATCTCTGGTGTGAAATATTTTGTTGGATCATTATTAATTGTTTTACCAAATGTTTTACTGCCATCTGGTAATTCAATTCGTGTAGAAACTTGTTTAAATATATTGTGTTTCAATGCTAAATCTAATAGACCATAATATCTATCTAATCCTTTATCATAAGTTAATCTAACATCTACTACTTTATTTTCTTTTGTCAATCTGGACTTGTAATTTTTACAATGAATAATATTACCAATGATTTCTGTTCCGTCTTTTTCTTTTCGTTTAGAAAGATAGACGATGGAACTAGCCGCATATTTTAGACCAGAACCACCACCCATTTCTTTCTGAGGGAACATACTACCCACAACATCGTAGGTGTGATTAGTAATAATTAGAGGAACTTTTGCTTTTCCTAATTTAAGTGTTAATACTCTAAAGGCAGCTTTTACAATTTGTGCCCTTGTCATATCTTTTGTTTCTTTACCTGCTTGTGTATCTTCCATTTCTTTAGTAGTTGATAACATACCTAAAGAATCTAATACAAGTAGTAAAGGTTTTCTTTCAGACGGATCTTGATCTATGTATTTGTCTAATACTGTAATCGCTTGATGTCTAAATTCTTGGACAGTAGTGACTGGCATAATTACCATTCGACTACTATCAATATCTCTATCTTCAATAATATCTTTTGTCAGAGCAGATTCACTCTCGAAAAATATAATACCGCCATCTGGATTTTTGTCTAGAAAGTTTTTACACATACCTAGTACAAAGAAAGTTTTACCTGTCGCACTTTCACCTGCAATTGCAGTTATCTTATTTGATGGAAGACCTCGATGAATACTACCTCCGAGTAAGGCATTAAAGATATATGAACCTGTATCTATAAACGAATCGACATCACCTGACGCACCATCCGATACTAGACCTGCATATTCATTACCTGTTTCTTTAATTATATCTTTCAGAAAATCACTCATATATTTCACCTCAATTCAATTTATTATTATACAATATTTATACACCATTGTCAAGCAAAGAATTCATCTAAATTTGCTTTTCTTGAATATCTAAACAAGTCTAAATCTTTGTCACCAAAACACCAGACATTTTCAATAAACATTTTATTCATATTCTCATCTAACTTCTCTTTACTAAATTTACCATCTTCATCTTTGAATACTGCCTTACCTTGTGGGCGTTGCATAATTCTCATACCGATTTGACCTAAGAATTTATCTTTAAGATGATTTACCAATTCATCACCAGAACGATATCTTGTACCTTTGATTTTAGGATCCATAATATTACAGAACATAAATCTGGATACTTTCATACTTTTTTCTGCAACTGGTAAATAGAAATCATCACGCCATTTCTCATACTCGTTGAACTTAAACCAAGATTGATTTTCTTCTAACTCACCACCTTTGTTATATTCTTCGGTAGAGAAATAAGGTGGACTTGTAAATGCAACATCTATTGATGGTAGTTTATCATAAGGTATATCCTCTGCACCACAATTCCATATCTGAACTTTCTTAGGTTTAGGTAATAGTTTATTATAAGTAGAAATCTGTTCTTGATATCTTTGATAAGTATTTGGATTAGGATCACAACCATAGTATTCTTCAGCATCGCTGGCAAAGAAACCTGCAAGTCTATCACCCCAACCACAGCTTGTATCGAGAACTCTTTTAGCGTCTGTAATATCATAGATTGCTTTTGCGACTACTGGTTTAAATTGTGTTGCAATATAAGTGCCTAATCTAAATGCTGATATATAACTCTTTTCATTCAACTGACCACCAATCAATTCTTCTTTACCCTCGATCATAACTTTTTGAACACCATTAATACCACGCCAGATAGGACCAAAACACTTCCAGATATCTTTTGCTGTGCCATTCTCCCATACTTCTTTCGGTGCTCTAAATCCATAACTACCACATTCTAATCTCAAGTCTTGATGAAAATAATTTGATACATCATTAAATGTACTAGCACCATTTATCAAACCAAGACCATATTGTGAATATGGATATTCATAGTCATCATATTTTTCATAAACTTCTTTTTCGATTTGCTCTTGTGGAATACAGATTGTATTAGTATTAAACTTCTTTAATTTACCGAAACTATCTCGCATATCATCATAAGAAATTTCTTTCAAAGGAAACACAGGTCTTTCAGTAGCAATATATTCTGCAAGGGTTTCTCTAAAGATTTCTTTACCATATTCAGCGTTCAGTAATTCAAACGACTTGTTATCTAAGATAGGTAATTTACCCTCGTTAGCGGCGTCTAGAAGGCGTTTATATAGTGTTTTATCGACCATTTGTTAGTCTCCCACAGTTTATACAGAATACTCCTACTTTAATTTGTCGGCATCCACAATGTTTACAAATTACTAATCTCACCCAAAGAACTCCTCTAAACTTGCTTTCTTCTCAAAGTTCCAACCGATTGCATTTAGAATAAACTTTAATGGTTCAAGAAACGATTTATTGAACTGCTCATCATAATCAATATATTTGTGAAGATCAAATTCTTTCGGTAAGACAGTTGGAAAAGAAATAACATTTTCTCGAATTGAGTTTGGTTCTTTCAATGCAACAAATTTAATTTTATCACCTTCATTAACTGCTTCATATTTAACCAGTTTATGTTTTTTCAACAAATGATTATATAATAAAGAACCTCGAACATGAATAGGACAAGACTTTTGATATATGTCTTTTGATGAGGAATACTTTTTAAGATTATTGCAAGAACGAGGATAAGCAATTTCTTCTGGTCGTAACTTTTTGAAATGAACTCTAAAGTCATCAATGAATTGAATCAATGCTGATTCATCTTTAGTCATAATCACTTTCAATGCCTCTTTAATCTTAATACGACAAGGGGCAGGAGTTGAACTCTTGACTGCTTCGATACCCATAATCTTTAACTTAGGATCTTTTAAATCAACACCTTCTTCATTAAACACATTTAGAATATATCTTTTCTTAGCAGTCCATATACCTTTATTGGCAATCACTTCTCGTTTCATAATCATTTTCTGCTCATAAGCATTAACATATTTAGCAAGTCTGGCAAAACTAGAATCAATAAATGGTTGTAGTTTTTCTTCACAGAATTTATCCATAACTTTCACAATCTTTCTAGTGTTAGATTGATCTTTAAATATTTTATTTACAACTTCACCTAATCGAATATAGATTGAATCAGTATCAGAGGCAACAACATAAGATACATTTTCTGTTTTTAATAACTTGTTAAGAAACTTATTGACATCATTTTCAATCCATCGAATTGTCAACTGACCTGCCATTGTAATACCTTCAGCATGGCGAACATCAAAGTATCTAAAATATTGATTGCCGATAGCACCGTAAGCACTATTCAACGCAATCTTTCTTGCCAACTGAATATTATGATTCGTTGCAATCTCGTTGAGTAATCTTTTATCACCTGTTTCTTGATATAAAGATTTTGCTTTTAACATTTTATCTTTATAGATAACTCGTTCTTTATATAACTTATTCATCAACTCTGGAAGAAAACCTTGTTTATCTATTCGAAACTGAGCACCGTTAGGTGTAATTGTACGACCATCTAAATTAGATAAATCAGTTTTTTCATTTAACATATCTACCACATTTACTTTGCCTGGATCAAACCCGACCATAGTCTCCGGCGATATATTATACTGCATAATTAAATGTGGATACAAACTGTTTAAATCAAAACTACAAATCCAATCGTGAAAACCTACAACAGGATCTTTTACATATGCACCTTCATAACCATCAGACTTTTTAGATTCAACAACTGCAGGCACAACTACATTTTTTTCTTTTAGATGATTAAAGATAATACTATCCCACATACGAACTTGACCAAAGACATCTTGATAATTAACCTTTGCTTCATAAGCCATAGTTAAATGTAATTCAATTAACTTCATTTTATCTTCTAACTTGTCAACTAATTCTACATCTTGAATATTGTATTCAATAAATCTTTGATAGTCATTAGAATAAAACTCTTTGAAAGTATCATATGGATTTTCATTCTTAGTTTCACCCACTTCTACTTCACCTATATAATCTAATTTATAACTCTCACGCCTAACGAAAGTGTGTTTACGATATAGGTCTAGATAATCTAAAGTTGCTATACCTAATAAATCATAATAATTTTCTTTTCGATTATAACCTAATCCTAATGCTGTACTTTCATTAACAATACCCCAAGGACTAAACTGTGAAATATATTCTTCACCCATTAAATGTTTAAAACGATTCATTAGATATGGTATATCAAAGAACTTAACATTCCAACCTGTAATCACATCTGGTTTATAGAAGTTCCAGTATTCAGTAAACTTAGCAATCATATCTCTTTCAGTTGCAAGTTTTATATAATCAACATCTTCACGATCATTGACAAAATTGCCCATACCAAATACTAGAATTCGTTTTGTTATATTATCTTTTACTGTAATTGAAATTAAAGGTTCTTCTGCTAAGTTTGGATCGGGGAAACCATTCTCACTTTCACACTCAATATCAATTGTAAGAATTCTAATCTTGTTTATATCCCAGTCAACTTTGCCAGGAAACTTATCAGCGATATATGGATATTGATATCTTGTATTGCCGAAATATTCGAAGTTGGTTACATTATCATATTCTTGTATCCACTTTTTTGCTTCAACAATACTACCGAATTTAACTTGATCTACATTTCGACCATCAAGTGTTTTATACTTTGATTCTTTTTGAACTGGAATGAAAAGGGAAGGTTCGTAATTAAGTCTATACTTTTTATGACTACCGTCAGCGTTGACACCTCGAACTAAAAGTTTGCCGTGATATGGTAGAACGCTGGTGTAAAATTTCATACTATATTATAACATAATAAAATTGGCTTGTAAAGCGTTTATTTGAATGGATTGATATTAACTCCTCTTGTATCATCTCCATCGCTTCTTTCAATCCAAGAAGAAAGAACGAACTTTCTATTTGGATTTACATTGACTTTAAATCTAGTCAATAAATCTCTATTAACAAGAAATGTGCTTCTTGATTCTTTTGTTGTCAACCCAATTGGCACATCTGTATAAAACTTATTGTTAAAAGTTAAATCTATAAAAACAATTGGTCTGTTATCTACATTGTCCATTCTAGTTGCTTGAGATTCACCTTGTAATTTACTTGTAAATTTTTTGCCATCTTTTTCCCATTTTACAGTTTTACCTGATATATCTATTTTATCAACATGAAACATTGAAGCACTTGTTCCGTTTCCTGTGTCAAGTTTTGCTCTAACAGGTCCATATCCATCAATATTAATTCTTTCGTGAAATCCTGCCTCTCTCGTAAATGAGTATTTTCTATGAACATCTTGAGTCAAATAATCAAATAATTCTTTAACCACATTTTCTGTTGTGGTTTTTCCAACATATGTATCTTCTCGTTTAGCAGTATTATATAAAGCAAACTCTGAACCAATACCAGGAGAACCATTACACTCTAAAACATATAATTGATTATTCACTATTGCATGGTCAACACCAACCATATAAGTACCAACAGAACGAGCAGCCTGTAAAACTACTGTACGCTCATCGCCTGATAATTTATAAGGTTCAGTAGTTGCTTCTCTATGTCTGTTGGAACGAAAATCTTTCTTAGCACTAATTCTTTTTGTGGATGCTAATATTCTACCGTCAACAACAATTGTACGAACATCAAAATCAAATTTTAAAAATTCTTGAAGTAGTAAAGCAGCGCCAAACTTCCATAGTGATTGTGCAACTGAAATCATACTCTTTTCAGATTCAACTACTGATACACCAATACCTTGAGTACCTGTAAGT